CATCGCTGTCGACTCTTGCAATTTCTTTGCAGTGCTCTATCGATGAAAGGATGAGCGTCTTTATATACTCATCCTCATCATCAAAATCAACTCTTAAATACGTTTTAGCCTCATCAAGAGTTATCATGCTCATTTTCCTATGCTGTAGTTCCTATTTTTAATAGCTTAACAGCCTCTCTTAGTACTAGCACTCCGTCAACTCTTTCTTTGCCTAAGAAGCCTACCATGCCATTACCAGCGAATAATTCTTTTAAGTCTTGGAAGGATCTGTATCCTCTGTCTCCAATCTTGTAATAAGAAATATCGCCAAAAGCTATAGCAAATTTTCCTTTTTCTGCCTTTGGTGCATATGCAGATGTATATGCTGGATATCCTAATAGTCTATCTGGTTCTCCATCTTTTAGTGAAGGTTGCCAAATATATGCACCATTAACATCTTTTAGCTTTCTTATTTGAGCTACTGTGGCATCGTTTAGAATAAATACAGCTTTTTTTCTGTATGGTCTATCTAATGAATAAACAAGGTCTACTAATTCATCTGATGTTATTGTTGCAGCTTTAGATGTTACTCCAAGTTCCCCACCTTTTTTAGCATCAAAAATTCCTGTAGGCTTATTTACACCGTCTCCATTTAAGAAGGCATCTTCTTCAGCATTAGCTAATGCTTTTGTGAATTCTTCTGTGATATAGCTTTCCAAATCAAAAGCTGAATCATATAAAAGCTCTTCTGTTACTTTAACTCCAACATGAAGCTTGTGAGCATCAAGTGAAACTTGGTCGAACTTGCCGTCACCAAATGTAAGTTGTCCACCTTCTTCAACCCATAAAGCTGCTGGTTTTGTAGCAGCAATATTTATTTTGTGAAGTCCTGAAGTTTTAACTTTTGAAGCTAGCTTTCTGATAATGTTTTCATCTTCAAGTCCACTTACTATTTCTTTCTCAAGTTCATCTGGAACTAAATATCCACCACTCTCGTCTGCTCCAACTTTTAGTTCGTTTGAAATATCTCTAAAGTTTGATCTTAGAGCGTTCATCATTGATTTTTTATAAACGTTTCTAGATCTCATTGGTATTTCTTCTTCATTACCTACTGTAGGCTCATTTGTTAAGGCTTGAGTAGTAGGTTTTGCTAGGTCTTTGTCCATTTCTTCCTCCCTCTTTTTTCTGTTAATTTCACGAGTGTAGTTCTCGATTGTCTTCTCCATTTCTTCGTAAGTCTTAAAGTCCTCGTCAGACATTAAGCCATTCTCGTCTTTTTTGGAATCAGCAAAATTCTTTGCATTGTTCCATGCCTCTGTTCTTTTTTCAATTAATTCATTTAAAGTCATATAATTACCTCCATTTATTTTTTATTTGACTTAGTCTTTCTTCCACTTCGTTTATTGAGTGGTGCTTTACTTCTTTCTTTATTTTTGTCATGAGTGAATTACTTACTGCTCTTCTAGAAAAGACCATATTTGTTACTTTTTCATCTTTTCTCTTATCGCTTAGAGTGCCGTCACAAAATCCCATCTCTATGGCTTTGTTTTTATCAAACCAAGTCTCTCCATCCATAAGATTAGAAATCTCTTCTCTAGAAAGTCCTGTCTTGATTTCATAAGCGTTTATGATTGATTCTTTGACTTCGTTAAGCATCTCTATAGCTTTCTGCATTTCTTTCGAATCGCCAATGGCTACAGTCAACGGATTATGGATCATCATTAAAGATGTAGGGCTCATTAAAACTTCAGTTCCTGCCATAGCGATAACTGATGCAGCTGATGCTGCAAGTCCATCAATCTTTACAGTTACATTGCCTTTGTGTTCTAAAAGCATTGTGTAAATTCTTGATGCTGCTATACAGTCGCCACCAGGTGAGTTGATCCAAACTGTTATGTCTCCTTTTTTATTTTTTAATTCTTCAAAAAAGAGCCTTGGTGTGATTTCATCATCAAACCAAGACTCTTCTGCTATAACCCCATCTATATAGAGTTCATTTTCATTCTCTTTCCAGTTCCAAAATATTTTATTTTTCATCCTCTAAATCATTACCTCCATTCTTTTCATAAAAAAACTCCCGCCTTATTAAGTGGTAGCATGTTTCCATTAACAAGATATAGGTCTCCACCTTCTTCAGCTGAAATCCTATCTAGATTTTCTAGCTCTCGTATATCGTTTGCACTCATCCAACCATTTTGTCTTCCAACAGCATAACCATTCATTCTTGATTCGTAGTCTCCTCTTAAAAGTCCATCAAGATTAAACTTAATGAAATAGTTTTCTTTTTCTTTTTTTGTTAACAATGATCTCTCTAGAGATTGCTCCCATCTAATTATCCAAGGATCAAGAGTATATTTAACAAACTCAAGTGACTGCTGTTCAATATTTGAAAAAGACGACCTTTCTAAGTCTCCTATCATATGAGGTGGAACTCTGAAAATTCTTGCTATTTCATTTAACTGAAACTTTCTAGTTTCTAAAAATTGAGCCTCACTTGGAGCAATAGCTATTGGTTGATACTTCATTCCTTCTTCGAGTACAGCTACTTTGTTTGCATTCTTTGGTCCTTGAAAGGCGGCATTCCAAGATTCCCTTACTCTTTCAGGATCCTTAATAATACCAGGATGCTCTAAAACGCCACCTGGTTGGGCCCCATTTTGAAAGAAAGAGGCACCATATTCTTCACAAGCCATAGCCATGCCTATAGCATTTTTTGCCATTGTAATTGGCGAATATCCAATAAGTCCGTCAAATCCAAGTCCTGGTATATGAAGGACGTCTTCTTTTAATAGGTAAACATCTTCATACTTATACTTGTATTTATAGAAGATTTCTCCATCTTCACTTCTCATAACAGTCATCTTGTTTGGCATCAAAGGATAAAGACCTACAATTTCGTTTTTTCCATTTCTTATTATTTGAGCATAAGCATTACCCCATAGCAAAAGATGTGTCATTAGTGTTTCTCTAAATACAAATGAAGTCATTTCACTATTTGGTTCATCATGTAATAAGAAATATAAAGCGTGTTGTTTTGCTTTCTCCTTAGAACTAGAATTCTCTTTTTTGTAAAGATGTAAAGGTAGTCCAGCTAAAGTTTCTGCAAGAACTCTAACACACGAATAAACAGCCGTCATCTGCATAGCTGTAAATTCATTAACTTCCTTATTTACAATTGTTCTTCCAAACAAAAAAGACGATGAAGATATTCTCTCCCCGTCTTTTGGTTTGTCCCTCGACTTAAATATTAAATTTAAAATTCCTATATTAGCACCCCCCCCCTTAAATTTGGCATAAGAAAAGCACCTACAGATGTAGATGCTAAAATACTCTTAATCCTTTTCTACTTCATCTTCTAAACCATGAACAACCATTATTTGACTAGTCATAGTTGAATAAGCAGTTTCTCCACAATATGGACAATCTGCATATTCTCTATCCTTTCCACCAGGATAAGTCGGACCAGTTAATCCGTACTCAAATCTTTTACCACATTTTTTACATACTACTTCTTCCATAAAGAACCTCCTTATTGTGATACATAATTTATACCCAGATTAAAATACAATCAATCCTCTATCATCATAAACAGATTCACTTGTATCATTGCCACACCTTATAGCCCTATCAAGAGCCATGATTGTAGCAATAACTCCATCTATCTTTTCTGTAGATTTTTCTTTATCTGCTTTTATATTTCCTGCTGGATCAGTTCGAATAAATATGTTATCCATCATCCATCTTAAAACTGGATGTCCTGCATGGGCTATTTTCCTTTCGAGTGTTAACTTCATCAATTCTTTTGTAGGTGGTGACATATCTTTGAAGCCCTGTCCAAATGGCACTACTGTAAAACCCATATTTTCAAGATTCTGAACCATCTGAACCGCTCCCCATCTATCAAATGCTATTTCTCTTATATTATACTTTTCTCCCAAATTTTCAATAAATTTTTCTATAAATCCATAGTGAACTACATTACCTTCTGTTGTTTGTATAAAACCTTGCCTTTTCCACAAGTCATAGTTTACATGGTCTCTTTTTACTCTTAAATCAAGATTGTCTTCTGGTAACCAAAAGTAAGGTAGTATCTGAAATTTATCATCTTCATCTAGTGGTGGAAACACTAAAGCAAAAGCTGTTATATCCGTTGTAGATGAAAGGTCTAGACCACCATAACAGACTCTACCTTTTAATTCATCTTCATTGACAGCAAAATTGCATAAATCCCATTTATCCATTGGCATCCATCTTATAGCTTGTTTTACCCATTGATTAAGTCTTAGCTGTCTAAATGAGTTCTCTTCTGATGGGTTCTGCTTAGCAGAGTTGAATGCTTGTCTTACTTTTTCTATTGGTACAGTTATGCCAAGTGAGGGATTAGCTTTATACCAAATTTTCTCGTCAGTCCAATCATCATCTCTATTAGCTCCATAAATAACTGGATAGAATGTAGGATCAGTCTTTCTGCCCTCAAGAATATCTACTGCTTTTTGATGTGTTTCATAACAGATTGACTTTGTATCTGTTCCTGCAGTTGTTATTAGAAAATATAAGGGTTGTGTTCTTGCATCTCCAGATCCCTTAGTCATTACATCAAATAATTTTCTATTAGGCTGTGTATGTAGTTCATCAAAAACAACTCCGTGAATATTAAATCCATGTTTTGAATATGCTTCTGCCGACAATACTTGATAAAAAGAATTTGTAGGTTTATAAATCATTCTTTTTTGTGATGCTAGTATTTTTACTCTCTTAGAAAGTGCAGGTGACATTCTTACCATATCTGCTGCGACATCAAAAACTATAGTTGCTTGTTGTCTATCTGCAGCACATCCATATACTTCTGCTCTTTCTTCTCCATCGCCACAAGTAAGAAGTAAAGCTACAGCTGCTGCAAGTTCTGACTTTCCCATCTTCTTTGGAATTTCTATATATGCTGTATTGAATTGTCTGTAACCAGTTTCTTTTACAATACCAAATAAATCTCTAATAATTTCTTCTTGCCAATCTATAAGCTTAAAATCTTTGCCTGCCCATCTACCTTTTGTGTGTTTAAGACACTCTATAAAGGTAACAGCATAGTCAGCCTTATTTTTATCATATCTTGAGTTTGCTAGCATAAATTTACTTGGTGTATATTTCTTTTTCATTGGTCCTCCTTTCTGAAAATGGGCATAAAAAATACTAGCCTTTAGCTAGTTCACTACGACAAATAGAGCCTAACTCGTTTTGTCTTTTATTTTAAAATAAATCGTCTATTTTATTGTATTCATCTCTTAGTTGAGTTAGCTCTTGATATATGCATTGAGCTCTAAAATTGTTTCTTGTTTCTCTTAGTTTCTTTTCTAAATCTTCTATTTCTTTCTTTCTTCTTGTTAATACCTCAATTTCGTCTCCTTCTAATGCTGCCTTATAATCTTTTTCAAAACTTGTCATTTTGTTTTCCACCTCTTCCTTTTTTCTTGTGTACATATTAGCGTACATCTAGGAATAAGTCAAGTATAATTTTTAATATAAATGGCTATTTTTCAATCTTTTTATTTGCTTTGCTTACCTAGTTCGTAAGCTTCTCTAAGCATTTCTTTTAAAGACCATACTGAAATGTCTAAGAAGTCTTCTGAATCATTATTTCTTTTTTCTAAGTCTCCTCTATTTTCTACTGCGTATGAATTTTTCTTAGCGATTTCTAGAAGTTGTAAATTTTCCTTTTTTAATTCTTTATTAGCCATTTTTTTCTCTCCTTTTCCTTATTTTCTTGTGTACATATTACCGTACTAATCACTATAAGTCAAGCATTATTTTCAATATAAATGGCTATTTTTCAATCTTTCTTAAAACTAAAGCAGGTTTTATTTCTTTTTCATCTTCTTGTGTTTCAAAATTCCAGTCTATTCTTCCTGTTTCTTGTTCGATTAGGTCAACTATGGAATAACCATTATTTTTGAAGGCTTGCAATTCATTCATAAGTGCTGTAGATTGGTCTGAAATTGTAAATTCTTTAATTTCAAATCTCTCAAGGTTTTCTATAATTTCTTTGTAGTCTTTCTCAAATCCCAATTCTTCAAAGTCTAGTCTTTCAAGTCCTACTCTTTTAGCTTTTTCGTAGGCCCAATAAAATCTGTGGTTGATTTTGTTTTCTTTGAAATCTTCATTTGTTTCAAGGTTTTCTAAAATGTCAATTTTTTTCATTTTCTTTATCTCCTTTTCCTTTTTTTGTTGTGTACATATTACCGTACTAATCGCTATAAGTCAAGCATTATTTTCAATATAAATGGCTATTTTTCAATCTTTTTTAAAGATTGTCGATGAAATCGTCGAACCACTTTGCTCCAATTTCTATTCTTATCATTGGAAGCCTTCCTAGCGTTTTATATTTTAAACTTACTATTCTTAAATCACTAGGTAAGTCGCTTCCGTATAGTTCGTTTATTGTTCCTCCCATTGTAATGTAAATATTGTCATCTTCCAAATAGTCTTTTAAGTATTCTTGAAATGCTAAATCTCCATTTTTGCCTTCACAAAGTCCAACCATTGTTATTGCTGATGAATCAATCAAATCTTGAATGTCTTTTTTAGTTTCTACTTTTTTATATGCCATTTTTTTCTCTCCTTTTCCTTTTTTGTTGTGTACATATTACCGTACTAATCACTATAAGTCAAGCTATATTTTCAATATAAATGGCTATTTTTCAATCTTTTTAACCTTATCAACCCTATACAAAACATTAAGTGTTGATCCATTGTCCCACTTAACTAAAATCGATCCAATATCATCAACTCCATATACTGTTCCTAAAGTTCCAGCAGGAGGTGCTTGCTCATCTTCCATGCTTAGTAGTTTTACTCTAGCACCTGCTGGATATGTTTTTCTTAAATCTTTTATAATTTCCTTTGAAATCATCTAATCACCTCACATACATATATTGCTCAAACGCTCTATTTAGTCAAGTCTATTTAGCAATATTTACTAATCTTTTAAAAATAAATATCGCACATGGAAGAGCGATACCATTGCCCCACATTTTATATTCAGCTGAATCAGTATGAGGATTTTTAAGCCATTTAATAATTTGCTTATCTGTTTTCCTAAATCTAAGGCCTCTTATTTCAGCATCTTTATCAAAAACAGACCTCCAAAATAAAAGGTCTTTGTCTGTTGGATTGTCTATTCCTAAGTCTTCGCACCAATAGTCAGGAAAGCCTTGTAACCTCCCACATTCTTTTGGTGTTAGTCTTCTAATAATTCTATGATTAACAAGTGGTGGATCTTTGTAATCTGTAGCTACAAGGGCAGACGAGATATTTTTATCAGCTTTAGTAAAATGATTGTTCTTGCTCATTGAGTAAATTTCTTCAATTATTGCTACTCCACCTTGATTTCTAATTGGAGTGTTCCCACTTGTATCTATAGTCCTTGAAGTATCACATTCATAAATATTGTATCGTTCATTTTTAGTGTTTTCAGATGTCTGACGAATATCATAAGCAAGAAAAGTTTTCTTGCTCGCATCTACCTCACTTAAGTTATCTGTTTCATAAGTGCATCTTTCAGTGGCTTTGGTATTTTTCTTCCCTTCCTTTTTGCTCTTGCTAGTATCCCAAGACAAGCCTTTCTGCTCAAATAATATTTGACTGGCACTTGTTCCATTAAGATCTGCGACAAGGAAGATGCGAGTTCTTCGTTGGGGCACTCCAAAATATTTAGCATCAAGGACTCGCCAAGCAATGGTGTAATTATCTCCCAAGATTTCTCCTGCATTGTTCCACTTCTTAGGTCTAGGAAGTTTAACTTCTGCATCATTGATTTTTGTAATTTCTTCGAGGACAGATCTAAAGTCCTCTCCTTTATTTGATGAGAATGCTCCTGGTACATTCTCCCACAATAAGTATCTTGGATATTTGCCATTTGTTCTGCACCTCATTTCTTTAATAACTCTTATTGCCTCATAAAATAGGCTGGACTTTCTACCTTCAAGACCTGCTCTCTTTCCAGCAAGAGATAAATCTTGACAAGGACTACCAAAAGATATTATATCAACAGCTTCTATCTCGTAGCCATTTATATCTTTTATATCACCTAAGTGTTTAACACAGGCTAGGTTTTTTTGTGTGACTCGTATTGGAAACGGCTCAACTTCAGATGCCCATATAGGTTTTATTCCACATAAAATAGCTGCTAAAGGAAATCCTCCACTGCCGTCAAAAAGTGAGCCTAGAGTCAGCTCTTTATTCATCTTTTACAACCTCTGTGTATTTATATATTTTTCCATCTCTTAAAAGACTTACATCTTCATCACTGCCAACAAGCTCAATGTATCTATTTACAATTACATCAACAAACTTTTCATCAAGTTCTATCATTCGACATGCTCTATCTGTCTGCTCACAAGCTATTAGGGTGCTTCCACTGCCACCAAATGGATCGAGCACTACTGAGTTAGCCATTGATGAGTTTTTAATTGGATATGATAAAAGTGGAATTGGCTTCATTGTTGGATGATCGCCATTCTTTCTTGGTTTATCAAATTCCCAAATAGTAGACTCTTTTCTGCCAGTGTACCAGTTATGTTTGCCCTTTTTCTTCCAACCATAAAGTATTGGTTCGTGTTGCCATTGGTATGGACTTCTTCCTAAAACCAATGATTGTTTCTTCCAAATGCAAGTACCAGAAAGATAGAAACCAGCATCTTGAAATGCCTTTCTAAAGTTAAGCCCTTCTGTATCTGCATGAAACACATATATAGAGCCATCGTTAGCTAAATATTTCTCCATATTTAAAAAGGAGCTTAGTAAAAATTCATAAAATTTACTTTGCTCCATGTTATCATTTTTAATTTTTCCAGCTGACCCTTCGTAATTAACATTATATGGTGGATCTGTAATTATCAGATTAGCTTTTGTATCTTCCATTAATCTGTCATAAGCTTTTTCATCAGTAGCGTCATCACATATCAATTTATGCTTTCCTAAGGTCCATATATCTCCAGCTTTTGAAAAGGTAGGTTTTTCTAGTTCTTTATTAACATCAAAGTCATCATCTTTTGTCTCATTATCTAGGTCGAATAAATTGGATAGCTCTTCACTTGAAAAACCAGTAAGTTCGACATTAAAACCATAATCTTCTAAAGCCTCAATTTCAACTCTTAAAAGTTCCTCATCCCAACCAGCATCTAGTGCCATTCTATTATCAGCTAAAATGTATGCTTTCTTTTGAGCTTCATTTAAGTGATCAGCAAAGACACAAGGAACTTCTTTTATCCCTTCCTCCTTAGCTGCCATAATTCTTCCATGACCTGCAATAACTCCGTAGTCTTTATCAATTATAACTGGATTTATAAAACCAAACTCTCTTATAGATGCTCTTAGTTTGCTTATTTGGTCTGGTGAGTGAGTTCTAGCATTGTTTATATATGGTACTAATTTGTCAATATCGACAAGCTTCATCTCTTTTGTCGTTATCATATTAACCCCCACTTAGCAAATTCTTCAAAACCACCAATAGAATCAATATACTCTTTTGCAATTGCTACAATTTCTGAGTACGGCTTTCCATCTATTTCATCATCGCCGATAGCACATGAGAGCTCAACCTCTCTATTTTCCTTTTGAGCTTTTAGATAAGCATAGATATTAACAGAAACGTCTGCTTTAGATAAATCTTTTCCATGTAATCCTCCACCTGTTACTGCTCTACCCATATCTGAGCCTATTTTTCTATTTGTAGCTCCTGTGTCGACATCTGTTCCACCAGTCCAATCACCTAATGGATTGATGATTGCATTTGGATAAATGTCTTGTAAGATTTCTGCATCTACATTCGATTGACAAATAATAAGTTTATCTCCATCTAAAATGTACTTACCATCGTATGGGTGATTAGAGAAAATCTCTCTAGCTATTTCTCCTAGCTCTCTTTCTTCATTAGATGTTGGCACGCCTTTAAAAATGCCATTGTCGCCACATCTTATTTTATCCTCTTGGTTTTTAGCAAGCTTTGTATCTTGTTTTACAATCTTTATATCACAATTTATATCTCCTGCTATTCTTTTTATAATTGCTGCTATTTCTTTTATTTCAAACTTGCAATCTGTCTCTATAATTACATGACAATTTCCATGACCTAATAAAACTTCAACAGCTACTTTTGCTTTGTCTCGTTTCCTGTATGCTAGGTCAACAATAGCACCTGCAATGCAATCTGCAATTTTATCAGGATGCTTTGGATTTACTTTTTCAAACATTTTCTACCTCCTTTGTCTTAGTAGTTTTTCCATCATATCTTCTCCGTAATCTTCATATACCTCCGTGCAGTTTTCTTTTACAATATCATATATTTCATACCATAAAAGGTTAGCTGACTTTTGAAACTGAGAAGACATTTGAACGAATGGTGAGGTTATTACTCCTCCTGTTGTAGGGTGCTTACCTAATAAACCAAACTGGCTTATTGCTTCTTCGCATTGAATATATCTTGCAAAAGCTTGTGAGTAGGATTCTAATAGTCTTGGATTTACTAAGTTCTCACAAGATCTATCTTTTAGCCACTGCCATGTCTCTTTATATATTTCATCAGCTCCAAGTGGTATGCCGTTCTTTTGCTTTGCTGACAAATAGTCGCTTGGCTTAGGCATATCATAACCCTCCAGCTCAACTCCATCTGGTAGGTCTTCAGCATCAAGTTCGTCTGGACTAAATGTTGGTATATTGTTTAATATAAGCTCTACTTCTTTTCCTTTTTGTATTTTTTCTATAGCAGGCGTTGGTTTTCCACCAGCACGAACTCTTCGTCCGCCTCTATATGTTCCATCTTTTGCGATAATATCACCTCCTATTATATATTTTTCTTTAATACCCCCTTTGAACTTGCATTTTTGTGCGTAAGAGGGCGGCACCGTTGGTGTGGGACTTTGCAGTAGAGAAGTTGCCTCCCCCTCCCCTCAAAGATTTTTTACCTACGAAACCTATCTCCAAGCTCTGCATGGATCTTTGAGTGACAGGATTTACACAAACTCATAAGGTTCTCCTCGTCATTTGTTCCACCAAGAGATAAAGGTTTAATGTGATGAACATGCTCTGCTTTTGTCATTCTATTTTCTTCCAAACACTTCTCACAAAGTGGATGCTCAGAGATATATCTTTTGCGAATGACTCTCCACGCTTTTCCATAACGCTTGTATGTTTCTGTGTTTCTTTTATACTTTTCATAGTTCTTGTTGTATTCCTTTTCATGTTTCTTGCAAAATCTTCCCTCAACTAACTCTGGACAGTTTGGATAAGAACATGGTCTTTTAGGTTTTCTTGGCATCTTACTCTCCTCTTAAAACAAAAACCTTGAAGAAATATCTCCAAGGCTCGTTTTATTATTCTTTTTCTATTATAATGATACTACAGATACATAGTGACATTCAATGACATTTAGTGACATGATTTAACTATCTTTGAAGTTTCTCTTAGTCCTTGATTATGCAATCTGTGAATATGTCTAATGTCATAGTTTAGCTCAACAGCAATCTTCTCCCAAGTTTCAAAACAAAGATATCTTTTTTCTAAAATAACTTGAAGCTCTTTATCCTCAATCTTATTAATCACAGCCACAATTTCACTTTTTAAATCTACTAATTTATCTATATCTTTATTAATCTCTTCTTGCAAGCCAATAATTTTTACTATGGTGTCTTCAAGTCGTGATGTTTCTCCATTTGGATTCTTTGGCATATCAGACAGAGTTGAATTAGCTTTTGTTGCTAAAGCATTCAAGCTCTCTACCTGTTCTAGCTTTGAGTTGATTCGTTTGTCAAGATAAAATGCCTGTTGTAAGTATTCCTTTGTATTCATACATATCACTCCTTATATCAAATTAACTTTAACTGCCTCTATTAGTGCAGCTTGTGTTTTATTCTTATTTTCTAATGCTTTCATCACATCTTCATCGATGGTGTTTTTACAAAGTATATGATGTATCACAACTGTTTCTTTTTGTCCCTGTCTGTATAGCCTTGCATTTGTTTGCTCGTATAACTCTAAGGACCAAGTTAACGAAAACCAAATAAGCGTTGATCCTCCTGCTTGTAGGTTTAGTCCGTGTCCAGCAGATGCTGGGTGGATAATTGCAATCGGTATTTTTCCTTGATTCCACTCTTTAAAATCTGCACTCGTTTTTAACTCTCTCACATCAAATTTATCCTTAATTCTTTTTAAATCTGATTTATACCAGTAAGCTATTAATACTGGCTTGCCATTTGCTCCTTCAATTAAATCTTCTAAGGCGTCAAGTTTTCTATCGTGAATATGAACAATATTCTTATCCTCATCGTAGACAGAACCAGATGCCATTTGAAGTAATTTATTAGATAAAGCTGCAGCATTAACTGCATCTATTTCTCTATTCTTTATGCTTATTACTAGATCCTTTTTAAAGCTATCGTATGTTTCTCTTTCTTTATCCGAGAGATTTACAAATACCTCGTTGTTTATTTTTTCTGGCATCGTTAGATAATCTTCGGCTTTCATCGATACTGTTATGTCAGATATCTTTTTATATATTGCATCCTCAGCAAATGGTAGTGGCTTATATGAATAGATAATTGCTCCATTTCTTTTATCTGGCTTGAAGTATATTTCTCTATATTGTCCGATAAATCTTCCGAGCCTTTCTCCCATATCAAGTAATCTAAACTCTGCCCATAAATCCATCAAGCCATTTGATGAAGGTGTTCCTGTTAATCCAACAATTCTTTTAATCTTTGCTCTGACTTTCATCAATGCTCTAAACCTCTTAGACCTATGAGACTTAAAAGAAGAAAGCTCATCTATTATTATCATATCAAAATTAAAATCACTGCCACTTTTATTAACGAGCCAGTCAACATTCTCTCTGTTAATAATATATATGTCAGCTTTTTTATTCAGTGCATTTAGTCTTTCCTTCTCACTTCCAATAACTACAGAGTACTTAAGCATCTTTAGATGAGACCATTTTTCTATTTCTTCTTTCCATGTATCTCTTGCTACTCTTAGTGGTGCAATAATAAGGACTTTAGAAATTTCAAAAGAATCAAATAGTAAATCATTAATGGCTGTTAAGCTTATAACTGTTTTACCTAACCTAAGCCCATATCCAAGAATAATGCTGTTATCTCATTATTTTTTATTTGCTCAATAGCATAGCTTTAATAATTATGTGGATTGAACTTCAATGAAGATCACCTCCTATAGTTTTTATAACTTCATCTATGTTTTCTTTTTTATCTAGTATGAAAACCTTAAATCCTAATTCTTCTAAGTCTTTCATTCTTTTTATTTGAATAGGTTTGGCTTTACCTCCTGGTCTTTTAAGTTCTACAAAACCAAGCTTACCTTTAGGTAGAAGAACTATTCTGTCAGGTATTCCCATCATTGATGGAGATGTAAACTTTATGCAAAAACCTCCTAAAGCTTTAACTTTTTTAACTAATGCTTTTTCTATATCTTTCTCTAACAT